GGCGTTGTGATGCGACTGCCAGACCACTACAGCCAGGGAACCACCGAGACATCACGGCAGGCCCATGCTGGCACCAACCGCCAGACCCAGCGCTATGCGGTGCTGGCCTGGTGGGATGATCAGGGTGACGGGGCCACGTTGCGGGAAGCAGCGGACGCGATCCGGTGGAAAGGACACCAGATTTCCTACGGGGCGTTATCAGCGCGGTTCGAGGAACTGCGGGCCGAGGGTCATTTGCGGCGGCGAAGATTCCGGCCACCGCTGGGCATGGGCGAGCAACGCCGGAACCCATCAGGCCGGATGGCCTACATTTACGACGCCATGAGTGACGGCGCGGCTGTTGCGATTGCTGCGGTGGAATACCAGCAGCAGATTGGCATCGAACGCGGCCAGCTTTGCCCAACCTGCCGGGGCCGTGGATACATCCGCAGCGACGTGACCGAACACGATGGACCAGGACAGGCCATTCAACCGGAGTTGTGGTGACGAGGAAGCGTTGGTCTACGGCCCTGGCACGGCGGCTGCTTGTCGGCCTGGTGTGCGCGGGCGTCGTATTGACGCAAAGTGCCAGCGTGCTGGCTGATGATGAACCCTGGTGGTGGTGGTCCCATGCCAGTGCCTACGGGTCTGAATCGGTCTGGGATGGCGGGTACTGGTCGGATGAGCAGTGGAAATGGACGGGGTACTACGGCCATAGGACCAGCTTCGGCTGGAACTGTGCCACCCCAGAGATGCGAAAGCCCGACTCCCCGTATTACGAATGGGCGGTGATGACCCCTGATTCCTACGGCGTGGCCTCACGAGACCCTGCCCTGTTAGGCACGTGGGTGGAGATGCGGATTCAGCAGCCCGATGGATCGTACGGACCCTTTCGGCTGCTTCCGGTGATCGACGCGGGGCCATTCGGCGTGTGGTGGAACTGGGATCTCATGGAGCCGGTGATTCTGCGGGAGGGCTGGGGTGCGGCGGCCCCATCCAGATACGGCGATAGGTCGGGTCCGTATTTCGGCAGGGCTGACGTGATGGTGAGGATGCGCCCAGATCTCGGGCGCTTCTGCCCTGCATGGGGATATCACGATGAGCCGCCGCGTGGGTGACGGGGCGATGGATGCCGCCTGTGAATCCGTTCCATCGCAGCTCTCCGATTACCTGGACACGACCGAGCAGTCCGCGATTACGATGGATGGATTCGACGAGGCGATAGTCGGGTTTGTTAACAATCCGGGTGAATCGCCCCGTGTGGTCTATGACTACCAGCGCTGTATCCAGGTGCTTTGCACTGACATGGAGGAGGGCGAGGCCATCGAGCATTTTGACTTCAATTGCCTGGGTTCGATGTATCCACCATCCAGCGAGGACCGTCTCTGGCCGCCCCTGGTTTTGTACTCGCTGGAATCGCGACGTCCGAAGTAGAGACCATCCAGATAGAACGGGGCCGAAGCCCTTCGGCCATCTTTTCGTTCCACCGCATGTGGCCGGAGGGTTTCGTTTACTGGGGCGTGAGTTGCGTAGACAGTGACAGGTGCAGGTGCAGGATTTTCGTAAGGGTTGGTTCTGCGCCTGCCCCGGTCGCACGATAAGTTCCCCTATTAAAAAAGTCGGATTTGTGCTGTAGATAGGTTGACAGAGTGCAAACTAGATTTGTATGGTTAGGGCATCAGTTAGTTGATAGGACATCAGACATGGCAAACAAACCAACACCGCAAATCGACCCACTGCCAGGCATGGGTCCGCTTGGAATTCCCAAACCCCAGACAGATGATCGCGTCTGCTCTGACAAGTGTCAGGAGATCCACATCCTGGCTCATCCTGGATTGCCGCCGATGAGCTACACGAAGCACGCCGCTGAATGTGCCATAGGGCAGCGGGAAAGTGAGGGTGCGGAGTAGAGCCAGCCGAAACGCCGCAAGGCGTCTGCGGGAACTGCCCAACCCGCACTGATGAGGCAGGGCTAGTTGATAGGAACAGGAGTTGGGAATGGCACGAGTAATAGGGAAATACGTAGGCGAAGGATTCTGGCGCAGGACAGATCAGGACACCGGCACGCTGATCGGGATTGCTGGTGATGAGGTGCTGGCAGGGGAAAAGCCCGAGGCGCTACTGGAAGCCATAGACGGCAGGATCAAAACGCTGGCCGTGTTTGCGTACGGGGTGTTGGCCCGAGCGTTTCGGGATCAGTTGCTTGAGCGGAACCCGAACCGCCGCGTGTTCGTTGTCAGATTGCCGGATACGCAGGTGGCTGAGAAGGACGCAGAGATCCACCGCCTCCGACTCAAGTTGGCCGGTATAGACCGTCACGGGGTTCCCTCACGTAACGAGACCCTTGGCGACCTTCCCCGATAAAACCCGCCCGCCATTCTTGGCCCCCCTGGGAAACTGGGGGGGCTTTTCTTATTCCAGCCACGTAGGGGCCACGAGGATGCCCATACAGGCGATATCGCAACATGAGGGACACATTGCCCCTGCATCGGTACAATCACGTAAAGCGGACAAAATACGACAGATAAAAAAAGAGGGCCGATGAACGTACAGGATCGCGTCACCGAGATGCGGCTGGTTCCGGCTGATCAACTGATAGCGAATCCGGCCAACTGGCGCAGACATCCGCAGGCCCAGCAACGGGCGCTGGCTGCTGTGCTGGATGAGGTTGGCTTTGCTGGCGCGGTCATAGCTCGTGAAGATGAGGATGGTGGGCTGGTCATTATTGACGGCCATGCCAGGGCTGAGATGGTAGGGGAAGCCACGGTGCCGGTACTGGTCACCGACCTCACCGAAGCCGAGGCTGACGTTGTGCTGGCGACCTATGACCCTATCGGGGCAATGGCTGAAACGAACCGAGATGCTTTGATGGAACTTCGCTCACGCATTGTGACGGACAATCCTGCGATCAATGAACTCCTGGATGCTTCTGTGCAGCAGCATTCGGAATACACCAAGACCATTGACACGCCTATCTACGAACCCCAGGGTGAGCAGCCCAGCATTGATGAGCTAGCGAGCCGCGCAAAGGCCGAAGTGTTAATGCAGGAGATAGAGGAGGCTGGCCTTGATGAAGACCTCGCAGCGTTTCTTGTGGATGCGGCGATGCGGCATGTGGTGTTTGACTATGGACGCATTGCAAACTATTACGCCCATGCTCCGGCCCATGTTCAAGCGTTGATGGAGCGTTCGGCCCTGGTGATCATTGACTACGATCAGGCAATAGCGGAAGGGTTTGTTCGTTTACAGGTGGACATTGATGACGCCTTCCACAAGGACTATCCCGATGCGTAAAGACTTCTGCGCATTCATCCTGACGCATGGACGGCCCGACAAGGTGTACACGTACCGAACGCTCGAACGGCATGGCTACACCGGCAAGGTGTATATCGTGATTGATGATGAGGATGAAGCGGGTGACGAGTATCGGCGCATCTATGGCGACAAGGTGTTGGTGTTCTCGAAAGATGAGGTGGCGCGGTACACCGACCAATACGATGTGTCCCCCATTCGGCTGTCCACCGTCTGGGTGCGTAACGCGCTATGGGCGTTGGCCGAGCGAGTGCAGTGTCGGTATTTTGTGCAGCTAGATGATGACTATAAATATTTCGCACACCGGAGAAGGGGCAAAGGCCATCGCAACAGCACCACGACAGGCGAGGAATACCACCAATGGACCACATACCAACTAGATGCAATGTTCNTGGCTATGGTCAGGCTGATTGCAACAACNCCGGTNACAACAATTGCCATGTCGCAAGGTGGGGANCACCGAGGTGACCNGCCCAAGAAGCGATTCACGCGCAAGGCCATGAACTCATTCGTGTGCGACACCCACAAGCCGTTTTCGTTTAGGGGAAGATTGAATGAGGATGTGAACACGTATGTGGCTTTGGGGGCTGTTGGCAACCTGTTCTTCACGGACATGGAAGTGCAGCTTGGGCAAGCTGCCACGCAATCGACCAGCGGGGGAATGACGGAGGCGTATTTAGCAAGTGGAACCTATACCAAGTCGTTCTATTCAGTGATCGCCGCGCCGTCTTGTGTGAGTATCAACATGATGGGGTTGCGGCAAGCCAGACTTCATCACCGTGTTGACTGGGGCAGAGCGGTTCCGCTAATCATGTCCCAGGATGTCAAGAAGGCGGGGTGACATGCCTGAGCAACTACGTAGGGGCGGCAGGTCTGCCAATGACCGATCAGCGGGCAAGTGGAAGCGCCCGTTCCTTGCGGCGTATGCCAACAGCGGCAACATGCGGGCGTCCTCGCTGGCCGCCCAGGTCAGCCGAAGCCACGTCTATCTCACGCTTCAGAAGGATGAGGTGTTCAGGGCTGACTTCGATAGCGCGAAAGAGGAAGCCATTGAACTGCTCGAAGCCACGCTGCGGGCGCAAGCCCTGAGCGGAAACACCACGGCGCTGATATTCCTGCTCAAGTGCCTGGACCCCGAGACCTACAACGAACGGTTCCAGATCACGGGGCCGCGTTCGGGGCCGGTGGAACTGGTCGCCACCATGAAACTGTCCGACAACGAATGAACCGCACGGCGCTGGTTCGGGCCACCCAGGTGGACCAGGTAACCGCGCCGCAGAAACCGTGGGTTCGGCCCGAGAAATTGTATGCGGCGCAGGAGCAGGCCATCTTCAGTGATGAGCGGATTGTNTGCATNGAGGCCAGCACCAAGTCAGGCAAGACCGTGGGCTGCCTGGCNTGGCTGACCGAGCAGGCCATGAACACTGGGCGCACCGGCTTTGCGTTCTGGTGGATAGCCCCGATCTATTCGCAGGCCCGCATCGCCTTTGAGCGGTTCAAGCGATACATTGACCGGAGCTTCTGGGATGCCAATGATTCCGAAATGCGGATCACCCTGGGCAATGGTTCAGCCATCTGGTTCAAGTCAGCCGAGAAACCTGATGCCCTGTATGGGGAAGATGTACGGGCCGCCGTGATTGATGAGGCCAGCCGGGTACGTGAGGCAAGCTGGCACGCGGTACGCACCACCCTGACGGCTACGCANGGCCCCATCCGCATCATCGGCAATGTGAAGGGGCGCAGGAACTGGTTCTACAAGTTGAGCCGACGNGCTGAGGCTGGGGAGCAGGGCTACAGCTACAGCCGACTNACGGCNTATGACGCAGTGGCGGCGGGCGTGCTACAGCCGGATGACGTGAACCAGGCCCGTACTGATCTGCCTGCCCATGTGTTTCAAGAACTCTATGAGGCCATGCCAACCGTAGACACCGGCAACCCGTTCGGTGATGAACATATCCAGGCGTGTACGCTCGACACCGAGCAGGCGTGGTCGAGTTGGGATGGGGATGGGGAACCGATAGCCTGGGGCTGGGATTTAGCCAAGAGTGTGGACTGGACGGTGGGCATCGGCCTCGATGAACACGGGACCGTCTGCCGCCTGCGCCGGTTCCAGCATCCCTGGATGCAGACCATTGACGTGGTACGCCGTGAAACCGCCAACGTATCAGCGCTGGTGGATAGCACGGGTGTGGGTGACCCAGTGCTTGAGGCGTTACAACAGCCGTGGCGTGATGGTGACGTAACGTATTTGGGGCGTAACTTTGAAGGCGTCAAGTTCAGCAGCAGTTCCAAGCAGCAGATGTTCGAGGGTCTGGCTGTCGCGATCCAGCAACAGGCCATCCAGTTCCCACCAGGGGCCATCACGAGTGAGCTTGAGCAGTTCGAGTTTCTATACACCAGAACCGGCACACGATATGCTGCCCCTGACGGGGCGCACGATGACTGCGTGGATTCGCTGGCCCTGGCCGTGTCACGGTGGCGACATCCACCACAGAGATGGGGAGCCGTCTGATCGGATTCTGGGAAGCCGTAGGACTCAAGAAGTTCTTCACGAATGCCGACACCGAGGGGGCTGG